GGTGCAGCTTGGCATATAAATGACATTGCTAGTACTAATTTGAGTATGGAAGAAGCAATGAATGAGTACATTGATTTAAGAAGAGGTCAAGGCAGAAGACCTTTTATTGATGGACCACATTTTGAATTAAGTAGTATATAATATGTGGATAGCTATGGTAATTACTTGCACTACAATGTTTGCAGACTCTTGTGTAATTATTTCAAATAGTGATATATCTCCAAATACGAGAGAACAATGTTATCATGTAGCAGCAGACGCAGCAAGAACATTAGAATTAATACCATCTTTTCAGTATACTCAACCTATGTGCCAAAGATTTAATATAGGAAAGGCATTATAATGGCTAGACAACTTACAGAAAAACAACAAATTTTTCTTAATGTATTATTTGATGAAGCTGCAGGTGATGTTGTAAGAGCTAAACATTTAGCAGGTTATTCAGAAGGAACAGCAACTACAGATATTGTTAAAGGACTTAAAGATGAAATTATGGAAGCTACTCAAACATATATGGCAAGAAATGCTCCCAGAGCTGCAGTTGCCTTAGCAGGTGGACTAATAGACCCCACTGAATTAGGCATAAGAGATAAGATGTCAGCAGCAAAAGAACTATTAGATAGAACAGGTTTAATTAAAACTGAAAAAATTCAAGTAGAGTCATCTGGTGGAGTAATGCTTATGCCACCTAAGAAACAAGAAGAAGATGAATAGGTCATTAGGTAAATGGGAATTACCACAGCCTTTAGATATTAAGGATGAAATAGAGTGGACACCTATTCCACGTATAGCACGTACTATACCTTTTGGTTATATACAAGACGAAAAAGACTCAGATTTATTGCAACCAGTTAAAAATGAATTAGATAAACTTGAAATGGCAAGAGATTATTTAAAACAATATTCCTACAGAGAAGTAGCTAATTGGTTAACTACACAAACAGGACGATACATATCACATGTAGGTTTAAGAAAAAGAGTAGCGAATGAACGACAACGTAAGAACCAAGCTAGAAGCATACGCAAGTGGGCAGAATATGCCGAAAAGGCGATTAACAAAGCGAAAGAAATCGAAACCCAAAGAACAGGCGCAAAAGAAAACATTACAACAACCTATTAAATTAGATTTACAACCAATAGAAGAAACACGTAATGTTATATTTAAACCTAATGAAGGACCACAAACAGATTTTTTAGCAGCTGGTGAACGAGAAGTTTTATATGGAGGTAGTGCAGGTGGTGGAAAGTCTTATGCAATGTTGGCAGACCCACTTAGATATATGGGTCATCCTAATTTTAGTGGGTTGCTTTTACGTCACACTACGGAGGAGTTACGTGAACTTATATTTAAATCTCAAGAACTATACCCAAAAATCTGGAAAGGAATAAAGTGGTCTGAAAGAAAAATGCAATGGGTAGCTCCATCAGGTGCAAGACTATGGTTATCTTATTTAGATAGAGATGAAGATGTACTTAGGTATCAAGGTTTAGCATTTAGTTGGATAGGATTTGATGAACTTACACAATGGTCTACACCTTTTGCATGGAATTATATGAGGTCACGTTTAAGGAGCACATCATCAGACTTACCAGTATATATGAGAGCAACAACAAACCCCGGAGGTAGGGGTCATGGTTGGGTAAAAAAAATGTTTATTGACCCAGCTACACCGAATAAAGCATTTGAGGCAACAGATATTGAAACAGGTGAAATACTACGTTATCCTGAAGGGCATAGTAAAGAAGGTAAAGCATTATTTAAACGTAAATTCATACCTGCTCGCCTTATCGACAATCCTTATTTGGCACAACAAGGAGACTATGAGGCTATGCTCCTCTCTCTACCAGAACAACAAAGAAGACAGCTACTCGAAGGTGACTGGGATATTAAAGAAGGAGCAGCCTTTACTGAGTTTAATCGTGACATACATGTTATTGAACCTTTTAATATACCTAATAATTGGGTTAAGTTTAGGGCATGTGACTATGGATATGGTAGTAAGTCTGGAGTTGTTTGGATTGCTGTTAGTCCTAGTGAGCAACTTGTGGTATACAGAGAACTTTATGTTTCAAAAGTACTTGCAACAGACTTAGCAGATATGATATTAGAAGCAGAAGCAGGAGATGGAAATATACGATATGGAGTGTTAGATAGTAGTTTATGGCATAAACGTGGAGATACAGGACCTTCTCTAGCAGAACAGATGATTAGTAAAGGTTGTCGTTGGAGACCATCTGATAGAAGTAAAGGTAGTAGAGTAGCAGGTAAAAATGAAATACATAGACGTTTACAAGTAGATGAATTTACAGAAGAACCTAGATTAGTATTTTTTAATAGTTGTATAAATATAATTTCACAATTACCTTCTATACCATTAGATAAAAAAAATCCAGAGGATATAGATACTAATTCAGAAGACCACTTGTATGATGCATTAAGATATGGTATAATGTCAAGACCACGATTTAGTATTTTTGATTATGACCCAAATACAGCAAGACCAAATAGCATGCCAATAGCAGACCAAACATTCGGATATTAAAAATGAAAATATATTTATTATTAATTAGTATATGGGGTCACAATGGAGAAGACTGGGTATATACAGGTAATCAGTACATATTAAAAGAATTATTTACTTTAGAGCAATGTAATAAAATTATTAATGAAGACAACTGGAATAAACACGAAAGCAATGAGTATTATAAAATACAATTAGACTGCGTAAATAAGGAAAATTAATAATGGCAGAAGAAAATGAAGTAATGATAGATGATGACGCTATATCGTTAGCTGATTCTGAAAAAGGTGAACAAGATTATAGTGTAGAAAATATTGTACCTTTTGTAATGGGTAGGTATCATAAAGCAGAAGACTACAGATATAATGATGAACAGAGATGGTTAAGAGCATATAAAAACTATAGAGGTTTGTATAGTTCTGATATTCAATTTACTGAAGCTGAAAAGTCAAGAGTTTTTATAAAGGTAACTAAAACAAAAACATTAGCAGCTTATGGTCAAATAACAGATGTTTTATTTGCAGGTAATAAGTTTCCTTTAACTATAGAGCCAACAGAATTACCAGAGGGTGTTGTAGATAGTGTAAATTTTGACCCTAAAAAACCAGATGAAATAAAACAAGACCCTAATCAAAGTCCATATGGTTTTTCTGGAGATGGTATTGACCTTCCACCGGGTGCAACAAGAAATAGTTTATTAGAATCTTTAGGTCCTTTATCTAAAAAATTAGAAGATATAGATGGACTAGAACAAGGTGCAGGACAAACACCTAGCTCATTTACATTTAGTCCTGCTATGATTGCAGCTAAAAAAATGCAAAAGAAAATACACGACCAATTACAAGAGTCTAGTGCTAATAAACATCTACGTAACTCAGCTTTTGAGATGGCATTGTTTGGTACTGGTATTATGAAAGGTCCTTTTGCATTAGATAAAGAATATCCAAATTGGGATGAAGAGGGTGAATATAATCCTAAATTTAAAACTATCCCACAACTTTCTAATGTATCTGTATGGAACTTTTATCCTGACCCAGATGCAAGTAATATGGACGAAGCAACATATGCTATTGAAAGACATAAGATGTCTCGTTCACAGTTAAGAGCACTTAAAAAACGTCCTTATTTTAGAAGTCAAGTTATTGATGAATGCATATCAATGGGAGAAGACTATAATAAAAAATATTGGGAAGATGATTTAGGTGACTATGCTGATTCACATTATGTTGAAAGATTTGAAGTTTTTGAATATTGGGGAATGGTTGATACAGAGTTATTAAAAGAGCAAGAGATTGACATACCAGAGGAGTTAGAAACATTTGATGAACTACAAGCGAATGTGTGGATATGTAATAATAAATTAATAAGAATGGTATTAAATCCATTTAAGCCTATGAAGATACCTTACATGGCAGCACCTTATGAATTAAATCCTTATAGTTTTTTTGGTGTGGGTCTTGCAGAAAATATGGACGACACGCAAACATTAATGAATGGATTTATGCGTATGGCAGTTGATAATGCTGTACTATCAGGTAATCTTTTAATAGAAGTAGACGAAACTAATTTAGTTCCCGGACAAGATTTAAGTGTATATCCGGGTAAAATATTTAGAAGACAGGGAGGTGCACCCGGACAAGCTATATTTGGTACAAAGTTTCCAAATGTAAGTAATGAAAATTTACAACTATTTGATAAGGCAAGACAGCTTGCAGATGAAAGTACAGGCTTTCCTTCCTTTGCACATGGTCAAACAGGTATTACAGGAGTAGGAAGAACAGCTAGTGGTATTTCTATGTTAATGAATGCTGCAGGTAGTAATATAAAAACTGTTATTAAAAATATAGATGATTATTTGTTAAGACCTTTAGGTGAGGGATTCTTTCAATTTAATATGCAGTTTGATTTTGACCCAGAAATACAGGGTGACTTAGAGGTAAAGGCTAGAGGAACAGAAAGTTTAATGGCAAATGAAGTGCGTAGTCAAAGACTTATGCAATTCTTAGGTATAGCATCTAATCCAGCACTTGCACCTTTTGCTAAGTTTCAATATATAATTAGTGAAATTGCAAAGACAATGGACTTAGACCCAGATAAAGTAACAAATAACATGAACGAAGCAGCAATACAAGCTGAACTAATGAAAGCAATGAAACCTGACACACCACCCCAGCAAGAACAACAGCCACCAGCAGGAGCAGACCCAAATGACCCAACTGGTGCAGGGGGTGGAACAATCGGAACAGGAGTAGCACCATCTCCGGGTGAACAAGGATTTACACGTAATGAACAACAAGCAGGAGCACCTCAAGAAGCTCAAGGCACTGGTGAGCAATCACCACCAGTGGGAAGAGTTCAGTAAGTATTTAGATTTTTTAATTACTGAACAACACAGAATAATGGAACA